GTTAAAGAACTTTAAGAACTTTGTCTGTTTGGTATGGAGGCACTTAAACCTGCCTGATCCAACACCGCTACAGTACGCTATATGTGACCACCTGCAACACGGTCCGAAGCGTAGTATCGTTATGGCGTTCCGTGGTTGTGGAAAGTCTTGGATAACAAGTGCTTATGTAGTGTGGGAACTTCTGATGGACCCGTCCAAGAACATACTTGTTGTCAGTGCATCTAAAGTGCGTGCTGATGAGTTTAGTACATTTTGTCAGCGTCTTATCAACGATATACCAATACTGCACCAACTAAAACCAACGGAAGACCAACGGTTTAGTAAGGTGTCCTTTGATGTTGGTCCTGCTCCTGCGTCACACGCACCATCCGTTAAATCACTCGGTATAACATCACAGTTAACGGGTAGTCGTGCTGATCTGATAGTGTTGGACGATATAGAAGTCGTTAACAACTCCGCTACACAGGGCATGAGAGATAAGCTATCGGAAGCCGTAAAGGAAACAGATGCTATCATTAAACCCCTAGACACCTCCAAGATCGTATTCCTTGGTACTCCTCAAACAGAAGAGAGTATTTATCAGAAGCTTCAGGAGAGGGGCTACAAGGCGTTTATAATGCCCTCTGAATACCCTGACCCTTCTACGGTAACAAACATCTATGGAGACGCTCTAGCACCCTTTATATCGGATAACACCACAGAAGATAACATAGGTAAGACGACAGAACCCCTACGGTTTACTGATATGGACTTAGACGAACGTAAGCTTAGTTATGGTCGTAGTGGTTATTCTCTACAGTTCTTACTCAACCCACGACTATCTGACCAAGACAGATTCCCTTTGAAGATTAACGATCTAGTGTTGTACGACGTAGACGTTGATACAGCTCCTGAAAAGATACTGTGGTCAAGTGACCCTGAGAAAGCTGACAGGACACTCCCTAATGTAGGTTTCAACGGTGACAGGTACAAACGTCCTAGTAAGGTTATTGGAGAGGATGTACCGTACAGTGGTAGTGTTATGAGTATAGACCCTAGTGGTCGGGGTGTTGATGAAACAGGATACGCTGTGGTAAAGATGTTAAACGGTTATCTGTATGTACCTGAAGCTGGTGGTCTAAAGGGTGGATACGGTGAACAAACACTAAAGGAACTTGTCGATGTAGCAAAACGTAACAAGGTTAACAAAGTCGTTGTTGAATCTAACTTTGGTGATGGTATCTTTTCTGAACTGATTAAACCTTTGTTTCGTACTACATACCCAGTAACACTAGAGGAAGTACGTCACAGTAAACAAAAAGAACTACGTATAATCGATACACTGGAACCTGTACTTAACAGTCATAAGCTAATCATAGACCCTAGAGTAATAACAAACGACTATAACTCAGCTATGGCTTACCCCACTGAGAAACAAGCTTCCTATCAACTTATGTATCAACTATCACGAATAACAAGAGAACGTGGTAGTCTGTTAAAGGATGATAGATTAGATGCTTTAGCTATTGCTGTTGCTTACTGGATAGAACAGATGGCTGCTGATGCTGATAGAAATATATCTGATAGGAAACAAGAACTACTACAACAAGAGTTAACAAAGTTTACTGATAGCTTCTATAAACGTAGTAATGGTGGTTCTAAAGCGATCCTTTGGACGTAGTCGTCGTTTCACTCCTCCTACTTAGATAACAAATCTTTTATATCTATATATACTGTGATAAAGTAGTTAGTTTAAATACAGTTTTATTACATCTATAGATTCATTTATGAATACACCTATCCTTAAAAACTATAGAAAGAAAACGACGACTATAGATGTTGGTTAAAGTTAAAAAGCGTGTGAAGTCTTTCAGGAGCTTTTTCAATAACTGATTATAACGACTACGATTAAAACGTTCGTTGTTGTTAGTTGTTTTGATGAAGAGCTACTACAGTTAAACTGTGTAAGTTAGAGCGTACAGTTAGTACGACTATCGCTCCGCTAGGCATTATACCATTTAGTAACCATTACAGGTTGGTTGTAAAGCCTAAAGTTATAAGTCGTTGTTTATCAGTTATATAAAATTAGGGTAAAAACGACTAGTAAAAATTAAAGCAATAACATATAATGTAACGTACTATGGATCACAATAATCAAACGGACTCCTTTATGTTCGACCTAGATAACTTAATACGACGTTACCAGCAGGAGTTCGACCTGAATGATCAGACGATAGTGGGGGCGTTAGAGTTCGCTAAACTGACCGTACTGACTGACGCTGAGATACTGTTTACAGTCGATGAAGCCAACCTGTTAGATGACGATGAGGACGACGACTTAATGGACGGGTTTATCAGCCCTAGCTTCTAATCAGTCACGCTACGCTCCTTATAACAAGCATAAAGTCGGTTTACAGAACGTTCGTATAACAATCAACGACGAAACCACTATAGCTGCCGTTTATAAGATGCAGCAAAGGCGTTGTAAAAGAGACGTTAGTGAAGCTTTGTAAAATTGGTTGAAAAAATCTGAACGGCTTACGCTATATACGCGGTCGTTGTTTACCCCTCGGTACCCCTAGCTTTTTTCTACTGGTGGGTAGGGTATTGTGCAATACATTAAAAGCTTTTGTTACTACCTACTAAAAACTAGATCGTAAGTTGTTGATTATCAAGGGCGTTCGCACAATATGGATTATGTCTAATTTACACGTGTAAAGCACGCAAACATCTAATTATCAATAGGTTATGCAACAGCTTAGTTTGTTGTAGTGGTATTGTTAAGACCGGCAACGCAAATCGACAGATAAGACGGTAAGATTGAGTCAACGGTTGGTGTTTGTTTTTTCGCTAGTTGCAAGGTGTTTGCATTTGGATTTTTATCGACTGTCGCGTCTTCAAAACGATCATAAACGATCATTGGCAATTGTTAATAACTTTTTTATTTTTAGATGTTGACACAAGCTTGCAAATAGTCTTTAGAGTGCTGTAATCACATTATTACTAACTCATTAAAACATTATGACAAATATTGAAATATTAGAAGAAATCCAAACACTGCATAAAGTACTTAAAGAATGCATTTTAACGGATAGTCAATCTGCACATAAAGTTAATTTTGCTGCTCCCGAAAAGCTTGCAAAACGATTAGGAGTGCAAACATCTACTGTGACCACTGAAAACGGATCTTGTCCATCTAGTAAGCAAGGTAACAAATGTCTTGATTGTAGAGCTTGTTGGAATCGATCCGTTGCAAATGTCTCTTATTTAAAACACTAAAAAATTAATTACTATTATTATGAATGATATTGTTAAAACTCGATGGATTACCGCAAAATATTGGTATGTTGATTCAGAATTTCCGACATTGGAAGATGCTATATTAACCTATCGCAAACTTAGAAAAGCTAGAAAACCAAACAAAAAAGTTATATCTAATTTACTTTACCGCATTGGAAACGATTCCGAGTGGATAAGTACAAAATAGAAAGTTAAAAGAATGAAACACGAAAAAACCATGGAACAAAGACTTCACACTTATGCTATCTCACAAGATGATTCACTAGATAGGCATATGCCTCCGACAAGTAAGAAGAAGTTTGTAGCTGTTTGTTTACTTAGTCCAGTGCTTTGCTTACTGGCTTGGACAATAGCTGTTTACGCTTGCATTTCCTCCGATTAATAGAAAGATATACCGATATGAAAATAAAAAACCAATATGATTATCAATTTCCATCCTATGCCTTATGTGCGTTATTCAATGGAGATTTAGACGGACTAGATGATGATGAAATTTCAAACTTCAACCGATTCATGGAACAAAATAAAAACATCGATGTATGGGATGATAAAGAACCCGATAGTGAACCATACTTTTGTAAATATCCGGAGTTTGGACTGGCTTGTAATGTTGTCGATCTAGTTGGCATTGAATTTGAAAAAGAGGAAAGCTAAGACTATCAATATGAAACCAATACTACTATTACTACTCACCTTTACTTGTTCGTGTTCAATGAATCCTTGCAAGCGCAACTTATGTTGTCCAATGCCCGGTCACGGAGACTTTTGTCCGATCTGTGGCGTAGCAATTCCACCGAATGACAACGAATAAGCTTTGTACTACCTGCAACTTACCTGTCCGAGGATTAGATGCTGAAGGTGACCGTCCTATATGTTTGGAGTGCCTTCAGTCTTTAACTCCTCATTGTAGCTTTGACGGTGGATATTACTCATCTGATGCTATCATTAAAATAGGAGCTATACGGCAGACACTGGCACAGAATGAGAGCGAAGCGAACAAAGAGAAAGAAGAAGAATTATGAGCATGATATCAATGCTATGTTTAACCCTAGTTGTAATAATATTTATCAGTCTACTTTATACGGACTGACGATGATTTAACCGACCAATAAAAACCGATATGAAATTAAACCTAACCGAAGATATACAAGAAAATGTACGTGTCCGTGCAAAAGCACACATTAATTCAACCGATCCTTACTACTACTACTTAACCTTACATTTGTTAGAGGTACACGCTCCTAAGCTTGTCGATGGTCTTACCTGCGATGAACGATGGGAAAGAGGTATAAGAACTTACCACCATTGGGAAGCAAGTGAATACAACGATTACACACGATCACACTATGATTGCATCGAAGACTATGTACAAAACCTATGAAAGAAACCGTATTAGAACCAACCGTTATGATCGAAGAATTAATGTATTACATCCATCAGAATGAAATGGGAGGGGATGCAATTGACCCAGCTAACCGATTTTTTCCGCTGTATCTAGAGTTACAGAAGCTTCTTGACAAGTTAAACAACGAACGACATGACTTGTACGTGTCCGTATCTGCGGACGAAACTAAAGAAAGATAAAACCGAGATGAACGCATTAGAACACGCATTAAAATTCCTTGAATCAAAGAAGGCTGAACTTGTATTAGAAGAACAAATCGGATATTTACACGATGGCTTTGAAGAACGACAAGGTGAAGTAGCTTACGAAGATATAGGAACTGAAGATGAGATAGAAGTAGGAGGTAAAACATTTGTTGATAGTTGTAAGATAAATCATGAGGGTATTACTGAGTCTGCTCAAGAGTATGCTGCTCAGTCGTATCAGTCGGTGACTAACTTTATTACCTTTTTAAAAGAGTTAGATTGGAGGGACTTTGATTTTTATTCTGATACTAAAATTACTGTTGATAGGTCATACAAGGATTACGACGAAAAGTTAGGGTGCAAGCCGGACGGGTTTGAGTTAAGAATCATTCCTTATTCAGAGAGGACAGGCAAGGTGAAGGAGTATGTAGGTAGACCTTACTATCAACTAGGATTAAATGAAAAAGGCATTGAATGTGAAAGCGTTACGCAAAAAACTGACTTTTTAAAGGTTGATGAGCTTAGGGACAAGAAAGAGTTTTACGCAAAGGAAGAAAGGTTTCATTCAATATGAGAGACTACGACAGCTGGCTTACATCTTTCCTTGACTACGAAGACGAAGATGATTTAACCGAAGAAGAACTGGAAGAACTTAAAGCTTTGTACGAGGACGCAATGATTGATCGTTACGAAACAAACAAACAAGACAAAGACTGATGGACGACACGGACGAACACGAGGAAGTTATAGAGCATTTAGACGAGTCTATATCTAAACTGGTTACTAAAGGATACGACTACTTTTGGAGTAACACTGAACTGAAGTACGACAAAGACTTAAATGTAGTGCGTAGTGACCGACCTCGTGTTCGTCCTCCAACGTGGTTTTGTTACATGAACGAAGATGAACGTGACCATATAACTCACTGATGAGTATCGAGAAAGAGATGAAGGACTGGGGACGGACGACCTATCGCCAGTTCCAACAGTTCTACCGAGAGAATGAAAGAGGTAGTGAGTTAGCGAGTAGTAAGCGTATCCTATCAAAGGTAGCTCCTGAACTAGCACAACCGATAGCAGACTTTATGGAACGGTACAACAAGGACGGTATTAGTATGCCGATATGGTTGTGCTTTATAGCTGACCTGCACCCACAGATAATAGCTCATGTCGGACTGAAGACAGCCCTTGATTACATACCTACCTGCAATGCATACACTCGTTTATCCTTCAATATTGGGAAGGAGTTTGAGAATATACTACGACAACGAGTAGCTGAAGAGACGATAGCAAAGAACCGTATGTACGACATAAAGCACACAAAGAGTGTGAAGGGTAAGCGTATGAAGTTCTATACAGCAGAGAAGAATAACCGAAGGTTTGAGCTGTGGGAGCGACGACACAAGATAGCACTTGGCGCGTGGTTGTTAGGTGAGATAGTAAAGAATACTGGTTTGTTTGAGGTACGCATTGAACGCAACGGTAAGAAGACAATAAAGCTTATCTACCTAAGTGCAGAATTTAAAGATTGGACAAGACGGTTTGACCACTGGAAAGAGGTAGCTGATCCGATCCGCATGGCTTTACCACACAAACCGAACGATTGGACGGACTATTTTAACGGAGGGTACGAGACGTTTAACGATCCGTTTGTGATGAACAAGCCGAACAAGAGTCATTACAACTTCAATGATCTTCGTAAGATGTACGTGTCCGTGAATAATGTACAGCGTGTGCCTTGGTGTATCAATGAGCAGGTGTTGGAAGTAGCACAGCATATGTGGGACACGGGACAACTGATGGACTACACAGAAGTACCACTGCAACCGTACTTAGAGAATGGATTGGAACGACCACATGAACTACGTGCGTGGAAGTTTAAACAGAATAAGATACGACGCATCAATGAGAGTAACCGATCTAAACGCTTGGTACACATGAAGTTACTACATCTTGCTAACAAGTATAAGGAGTGGGACGGTGTGTACTTTCCAATGCGTGTTGATTATCGTGGTCGTCTGTATTATATGCCCGCTTACTTGAATCCACAGGGTACTGACTTAGCTAAGGGTTTGTTGTTATTTAAGAACGGACAACAGATAGTAGACGAAGACGATCTTGAACGCTTGTTGATACACGGTGCTAATTGTTGGGGAGTCAAGGGCAGTGTAGAAGACAGGTTGTATTGGATAGGTAAGCATCAGAAATGGATACTAGAGACAGCTGAAGACCCATACGATAACGACTGGTGGCAGGAAGCGAGTGAACCGTTTGGATTCTTAGCATTTTGTTATGAGTTTAAGAAGTTTAACGACGAAGGATACGGATATGTGTCACACTTTCCTGTACGTATGGATTGCAGTAACAACGGTATGCAGATACTTCACTTGTTGTTACGTGATGAAGGACTAGCTAAACACTGTAACCTTGTACCTGACCAACCACCCGGTGATATGTACCAATGGGTAGCTGACCTTGTGTACGAACGACTGAAGGAGCAGAGTAAGGAGAGTTACATAGCGTCACAGTGGTTTCAATACGGTGTTACTAGGAAGCTGGCTAAGTTAGCTATAATGAACAAACCATACGGTCAGTCGTACTTCCATGTCTTACAAAAGTTTTTGCATGAGATCGGAGACAACCACCCATTTAGGGACGGAGAACAGATAGATGCTATCAATTACCTAGCTGAACAGTTTAATACAGTAGCTCGTGAAGTGTTAGTGTCCGTGGATCGTGTACATAAATTCTTACGTGCTTGTGCAGGAGGTATGGGTAATAAGCAGATAAGCTGGACTACACCGTTTGGATTTAAAGTGATACAAAGAATGACTACATTTAAAAAGTTATACGTAAACACAATCATCGATAACATCAAAACAACTATCAAGTACACTGAACCACACGAAGAGATCGACCCACGAGAACAAAAGAATTGTATTACCGCTAACTTTATACACGCTTTAGATGCAACAGTTGTACATACACTAGCGTACGCAATGACGTACGACATGGGGTTTGTTCACGACTGCTTTATATCCCACGCTTGCAACGCACGTAAGGTGCATCAGGATGTAAGAAAAACCTACAAAAATATTTATGCTATTGACTTACTTAAAGAGTTCAGATGTGAGTTAATAAACAACAACCCGACAGCAGAACTGCCTGACCTGCCTGAACTTGGGACACTTGATGTCTCGCAAATAGATCGAGCTATGTATCTGCTGTCTTAACACTAATAAAAACACTAAGAGATATGAGTATAAAATCACGTAAAAAACACGATATAATAAAAGTAAAAGGCATTGCTAGATACTGCCACTTGAACGCACCGAATAAGAAGTTTGATCCAGACTACGGTACATACAGTTGTGACCTTGTAATCGATGAAGACCAAGCTAACCTTATCAAAGACAAGTTACGTCCTATCTATGAGGAAGAACTGAAAACTGTACAGGAACAGAACCCAACCAAGAAAAAGATAAACACACGTGACCTACCACTTGAGGAAGACGACGAAGGTTTTGTTGTTAAGTCCAAGTTAAAAGCAGGTGGTCGCCGTAAAGATGGAAGCGAATACAAACTATCTATTGCTATGTACGATTCCCAAGGTAAACCATTGCCCGAAGATGTACAGGTATGGGGTGGTAGTACAGTAAACCTAGCGTTTCGTCCTAAGTTTTATTATGTACCATCGATAGGCTTTGGTGTGTCGTTTGAACTGCAAGCTGTGCAGGTACTAGAACTGGCTAATGGTGGTCAGAGTGCAAAGGCAGCAGAAGCTTTCGGTTTTACTTCGGAAGAAGGATACATAGCTAATGGCGGTGAAACCCTCGACCAAGTATTCGATGCGGAAGAAGAGAGCGAAGAGATCACAGCGAACTTCTAATAACCGTTATCGATCTGGATTTGAATCTAAACTAGCAAACCAACTCAAGCGTAGTGGTGTCGATTTCGAATACGAGACACTGAAGATAGAGTACCGTAAAGTATCGACATACACTCCAGACTTCATACTACCCAACGGCATCATCATTGAAGCCAAGGGTGTATGGACGACGGAGGACAGAAAGAAACATCTGTTAGTTCGTGAGCAGTATCCACACCTAGACATACGACTGGTGTTTATGAATGCGAACAACAAGATACGGAAGGGATCAGACACCACTTACGCTGGCTGGTGTGATAAGAAAGGAATTAAATATGCTAATAAAATTATACCGAAGTCATGGCTTTCACAGCAACACATCAACCCTGTGACAAGTGTGGGTCAAGTGACGGAGTCGGAGTTAACGAAGACGGAAGCACCTATTGTTTCGTGTGTAACGGTTATAGTGGAAAAGGAGGAAGAGTGAGCGAACCAACACCGAGAGAGTTCCTAACTGGCGAACCCAAAGCTATACCGAGACGTAACTTAACAGAAGAAACTTGTCGTAAGTGGGGCTACTGGATGGGTCAGTCTGGTGGGGAAGCAGTACAGATTGCTAACTATAAGACACGTGACGGTAAACCTGTAGCTCAGAAGATTAGATACGCTAACAAAAGTTTTAGTGTTCGTGGTGAGTTGGTTGGTCTTTATGGTCAGCACTTATGGAAGGAGAAGGGACGACGGGTCGTGGTAACAGAAGGTGAGATCGATGCGTTAAGTGTCAGTCAAGCTTTAGGTAATCGATGGCCTGTCGTCTCTGTTCCGAACGGTGCAAGTGCAGCTAAGAAGCACGTATCACAAGCGATTGATTGGTTGGAAAGCTTCGAGAAAGTTATCTTCTGCTTTGATATGGACGACGCAGGTCGTAAAGGAGCGAGTGAATGTGCATCGTTGTTAACACCCGGTAAAGCACACATCGCAGAGCTAC